TCTCATAAGTATATATATATATATATATATATAACATATAAATTAATTATTCTAATATAAAGATTAAATAATTAATAATTATAAATATTAATTCGTATTTTAATTAGTTTTAAAACAATAAATATAAATAAATATAAATAATTTAACTATTATAACTATTATAACTATTTTCATTATGGAATTTAATGAATATAAAGATGTATCTTTTAAAACAGACGATGAATTTATACATATACAGAAAAAAGAATTAGTTGAAAATGATGAAAATATTAATAATAATGAAAATAATGTAAATAATAATGAAAATGATGTAAATAATAATGAAAATAATGTAAATAGTAATAATAATGAAATTGAAAATAATACAAATCAAAATAATTTTGTAGATTTTAATGATGAACCAGGTGGTATTATTTATGATATTTTACATTTTATAGATGATATTTATATTTATGGGCGCACATTATTAGAGAATAATTACATTAATTTATCTGATACAGACGATTTTAATTTAGTTTATCCTAATATTTATATAGGTAATTATAGCACATCTACAAATTATGACTTATTAAACAGATTAGGTATTACACATATTATTAGTGTTATACCAACATTTAATCCACCATTTGAAGATAAATTTAACTATTTACATATTGAAGCCTATGATGATGAAACACAAGATATAACTAAATATTTTGAAATAAGTAATGAATTTATTAGTGAATGTTTAAATCAAGGAGGTAAAATATTAATACATTGTATGGGAGGTCGCTCTCGCAGTATTACATTATTTCTTTCTTTTTTAATTTATATTATGCAGGAAAAATTTCATAAAAAATCATTAAATTTAGAAAATAATAATGATATTTATAATTCAATAGAATATAATAAATTTATTAAAGATAATATAAAAAAATTCAACTACGATGGTGTAAATAATAGTAATAATGATAATGGTAATAATGGTAATAATGATATTAATGATGAAAGAATAAATACAAATAATAATATAATGCCACAATTTAATGATAAAGAAAAAAGTTTTAACATTTATAAGAAAGAAAAAATGCTTTCTGATGTAGATGAATTGATTGATATATATAATAAATTAAAAAAAGAAATTACAATTTATAAGAAAAATAATGATAATAATATAAGTATTGATTTTAATAAAACTAAAAATTATAAAGATATTAATGAACTTAATAAAATAGTAAAAAAAATGAAATTAGAAGCAGGACAACATTTTATAAAAGAATTAATAAAGTATATAACTAAATATAGAAAACAAGCACGTCCAAATCCCTATTTTATTAAACAAATCATAGAATATAGTTTTTATTAAATAATATAATATTTTTTATAATATATTTTATATTTTATTTTTAGTATTTTAATTATAATATAAGTATTATATAAAGTAATAATTAAAAATGATTGAAAGATTAGCATTAAAATCATTTATTGGTGCTAGCATTACAGGTGGATTAGCAGAAGTTTTAAAAATAGGTCTTCTTTATAAGAATGTAAGTGTTAAAAATACATTAATAATTAGTGTTATTTTTGGTTATATCATTGCTTATATTGCACAAAGATATATTTTTGGAGGTGGTAAAATTTTTGGTATTAGTTTTTTAAAATATTGGGCTGTGGCATTTGTAGGAATTCAATTTACAAATATATTATTAGAACAATTAGAAGATAATAAAACTATTAAAAGTTTTATTGAAGATAAAAATATTAGTGAAACTAGAAAAATGATATATCAATATATACTTATAAATATTGTAATTATTATGTTATTTATATGTATTGATTTTCCTTTACGTAAAATATTTATTTTTGTTAAAAATCCTAATGATTATGTTTATAGTTATATTTTATATATGATTAGTATAGTGATTTATATATGTTTTGATGGTAAATATTTTATAGAACTCTAAACTTTATTAGACTAATTACTAGTATTTAATATATAGATATTATATAGTAAATTAATATAATTATTTATTAAACTATAAAAAATGAAAAGTTTATTATTTAAATCACTTGGATTTTCAACAATTACAGGTACTATAATACAAATTTTAAGAATATTTTTTATTTATATAGATGTTAGTCTTAAAAATACATTATATATAAGCACAAGTTTTAGTTATATTATTGCTTATATTGCGCAAAGATATGTATTTAATGGTGGTGATTTTTTTGGAATTAGTTTCTTAAAATACTGGTCTGTAGTATTAGTAGTTATTCAACTATCACATATATTATTAAAAAAATTACAAAATAATGAAACGATTAAAAATATTATTGAAGATAAAACTATTAGTAACACTAGAAGAAAAATATATAAATATATACTTTTAAATACTGCGATTATAGTATTATTTATATTTGTTCAATATCCTTTAAATAAAACATTTGTATTTATTACAAACCCTAATGATTATGTTTATAGTTATATTTTATATATGATTGGTATTATGATATATATATGTTTTTGATGGTAAATATTTAATAGAAATGTAAATTATAGTATTGTATTTACTTATTTTTTATTTTAAGTTTAAGTTTTTAATATTAAGTTAATATATGTTAATAAATATATATTAATAATATAAACTAAAATGTATAAAATTAATACTAAACCTAATCAAAAAAGAGATAAATTTAATAATATTACTCTGGAGAATGATACTTTTATACTAAATAATAATAATTATAAAAATAATAATATTATAAATGAAGATATAAATAAAATGCATTTATTACCACCTTACTGCCCTATGACACCAACATCTTATACAGATTTTTTTAGTGATAATACTACATTATCCAGTGTTGAACCTTATAAAACAGAATTAGTAAAGCACCCTAAAGATGGCTATATACATAAAATAGAATATAATCATTTTTATAATGATTTTAAAAAAGATGCTTTACATTATACAGATAATAATTATGAATTTATAAATAATACTAATAATCATTCTAGCAATACTAATAATAATTCTAACAATACTAATAATCATTCTAGCAATACTAATAAATATATACTTAATGATAATAATGATGTTAAATTATATAATGAAACAAAACATAAAAGATATAATGATTTTGCTGTCCCTATGTCTATAAATGGAAGTAATAAAGTAAAAGATTTATATGACAATTGTAAAAATAAAAAAACATTTGAGTATAAAAGATATTCTACTATTGCTCCTCATCATAAACAATGGATAGATAATCCATTATTCATTGATGATATTTCAATCGAAACAGAAACATTAAAAACTAAGTTTGTAGATAATAGAGAAACTCATACAATGGATATTTATAGTGATGTATTTCAAGATATGTATGCGATGACAATGTAATTATTTTTTAATTATTTTTTAATTATTTTTTAATTATTTTTAAAAATAACCTCATTATATTTATAGTATAAGTATTAATAATATAATATAAATAATATAAATAATATAAATAATATAAATAATATAAAATTATAATAAATATAATGGATTTAGCATCAATAGAAACAACTAAAAATTTAACTTGGGATGATGCCATTGAAAAAATATTAAGTGAAATGGGTGATGAAGCACAAATTAACGCTTATTTACATAAAAAGGCACAAGAACATTTTACAATTAAAAATATAAAATTTCAATTACCAATTATTATTCTTAGTGCTTTATCAGGAACTGGTAATTTTATTAGTGCTAATTTTCCTGAATATTCAGAATATATTATTTTAGGTGTTGGTGGTGTTAGTATTTTTACATCTATTATTTCATCAGTAGCACAATTTTTACAAGTCAGTCAATTAAGTGAAAATCATAGAATGTCTTATTTATCTTGGGAAAAGTTTCATTCTACTATTAAATTTCAACTGAATAAAAGAAGAATTGCTAGAGATAGTATAAAAGATTTTGTTGCTTTAATTATACCAGAATATCAAAGATTAAAAGAAATTAGTGCTGATATACCACAACATATTCTAGAAAATATTAAAAATAATAAGAAAAAATTAAAAGATATGCAAGTGCCATATATGTTAAATGGATTTCATCCTGTTAAACCATATCAAGAACAAGAAGTGGAGGAAGATGATGCTGATAATGATGGATTAATTAATATTGGAGCACTCAATTTAGATTATGATAATACTGAAGTATGATACTATTGAAATGTAAATAAATTTTAGTATTATTATATTTTAGTATTATTATAGCGTTTTAACCTTTTTTTTATTATCAATTAATAGTATATATAAATTTATAGTTTATATATAAATTTATAATTTATATATAAATTAAATATAAATTATGTCTAAATTAAATTTAGATTTACCAATTCTTCTTATAGATACAAGTTATTGGTTATATTATCGTTTTTTTTCTTTAAGAAATTGGTATTATCGTGCTTATCCTGAAAAATATAATAATTATAATAATGATAAAAATAGTTTTAATGCCGATTATAATTGGTTTGAAGATGAAGTATTTATGACTAAATATAAAAAACTTTTTATAGAAAATATTAAAAAAATATGTAAAAAATTTAATACTAAATTAGAAAATGTCGTTTTTTGTATAGATTGCCCTCATAATGAAATCTGGAGAAAGACGTATATTACTAAATTAAATAAAGAAATTGATACTAATAATGAAACAATAATCAATAAAAATGATAATGATAATAAGAATGAAAATAATAATCAACAAGTTCAAGAATTAATACAAGATTATAAAGGAACACGTCTAGAATCACATAAAAAAAATAGATTTAATTCATTTAATATATTTAATTATATGAAAACTACTTTTTTACCTATATTAAAAGACAATAGTGGTGCTCCTCTAAAAATTATTTCTTGTTCTCAATGTGAAGCAGATGATATAATAGGACATTTAACTTTATATATTCAAACTTTAAAAAGAGAAACTAAACCTATTATATATATACTAGCAAATGATAATGATTATTTACAAATATGTAATAATAAAGTTAAACTAATCAATGGTGTTGGTAAAATTATTTCTGTATCGCATTCTGGTAATAGTAATAGTAATGATAATAGTAATCGTAATAATAATGGTAATAGTAATACTATAGGTGATAATTATTTATTATCTAAAATATTATTAGGTGATAAAAGCGATAATATTAAATGTTGTGTTGTTAATATGGGTTATATTTGTTCTGGAATACCTAATTCTAATTTTAAAAATGTTGGTAAAAGTTGTATCTCTAAAATTTTTAATAATAATGAATTATTGAAAGTTTTTTATGATTTACTCATTAGTATTAGAAATAATACTATTAATGGTAGTGATAATAATAGTGGTAGTGATAATAATAGTGATTTTGGTAGTTTTAGTGGTGATAATATAAATAAATTAATAGATATAAATAAATTTAAACATAATTGTATTATGATGGATTTTAAAATGATCCCATTAGACTTAAAACAAACATTATATAGTTTATTTAATCAATTTATTTAATTATATTTTAATAATTTAATTATATTTTAATAATTTAATTATATTTTTTTAAGTATAAAAAGAAAAATTATTATAATTATAAATAATAATTTGTATATTTTGTATATTTTATATAATTTTTATAATTTATATAATTTTTATAAATAAATTACTAATAATTTTTATAAATAAATAATTAAAATGGAAGCAATTGATACTATTAAATTACGTCAAGAAGTGTCAGATATTTGTAATGAAAGATATCAATGGCAATTACAACGCCCAGACTATCGTGAAATGAGCGTTGAAACATTTACAGAAAAAATGACACAAAAATATGAGTATTTGAGCACAAAATCATCTACTTTATTTGAACAATGTATTAAAGGAGACCTTAATATGGAACAATTTAAATATATGATGAATAAATTAGAAGAAGTGAATACAGGTAAAGATTATAATACAGCAAGTCAAGAAGTAGGTCAAAAATTAGTTGATGTTTATGTTAAACCATTAATTGGTGATGACAATAAATAAATTATAAATTATACATTTTTTATATTTTTTATATTTTTTATATTTTAAATTAAAATTTTAAATATTATATTATTATATATAAAATGGTAAAACTATATTTAAAAATGAAAAATACAAAGAACAATAAATATAAAATAAATAATACAAAGAAAAATAAACAAAAATATAAAACAAATAATACAAAAAAATATAAAATTAAAAAAAGTAAAACTATTAAACATAATTACTATAAAATAAAAACAAAAAAAATAAATAACTATAATAGAAAAAAAATAATTAAAGGAGGGTCAATATGTAATTTATTAAAAGTTGAAAATAATAGTATTATAGGTTTAACAAACATACCTGATGATGTAAAACAGAATTTACTAGAAACGCAAAAAAAAGTAGAAACACTTACCCTTAAATCAAACTCAAAAACTATTGATTATGATACAAATAATAATTTATCAAATTTAATACAAATTTTAATTACAACTAATAATTTTGAAATTAACAGTGATGATACTGTAGAACCAGGTATTAAAATAGATTTGTATGAATTAAATAAAAAATATGGTGCCATACAAATACAAACAAGTGGTAATTTAAATGATTGTTTAATCCATAGTATTTTAACTTGTGTTAGTGAAGATTTTAGAAAATTAAAACATAAAATAGATAAAGATATAATTGCTTCAGCATTTAGAAGAAAAATATTACCATATATTGATGGAATGACAGAACTTAATAAACAATTATTACAAAGTTCGTTATTTTTAGATGATAGGATTATAGAATCTATTAACGAATTTTATAGTATACAAATAATAGCAATTAATGAAAATTATAATACAGATTTAAATTTTATAAATCTATATCTTGTAGATAAATATAGTAATTACATTTTTTTAATTCATAATAGTAATAATATTCATTTTACGGCAATAAAATTTAAAAATAGTTATAATGTTTCTATGGACATATTTAATTATTTACAAAATAAAAAAAATGAAATATTAAATACAAATAAAAATATAACAATAAATGAATTAAATAAAAAAGTTTTAGATGAAGTATTAAAAAGTTTAGGACTTACAAAAGTAAATGATACAAAATATACAAATAAATATAATACAGAATATACTATAGAAGAAGCACAACAATATTTATTAGAAAATGGTTATAGTTTAAATTATCCTTAATAAATTTAATTTATAAAAAAATAATTTATAGTTTAAATTTTAAAATTTATAATATTTATAAATTAGTTTTGTTTATAAAATGCTAATCGTGCTTGACGTATTTCCTCTTTTGTAAGAGGTTTTTCAATAGGCTTATTTTCACTTTTTTTTTCTTGTTCTTTAGCAATATCTATCCTTAGTGCTTCTTCATATGCTAAATCTTGTTCTTCAATAACTGTTCTTGTATATGTTCGTGATTGTTGTAATTTTTGTTTTTGTGTATTAAGTTCTTTCATACGTTTTTCACGGGCTTCTTCTTCTTTAATTTGTTGTAAAATCATATTCATATACTGTTCTTCATCAATATCAAACTCATTATTTATAATAGTATTTGATTGAGTTTGAAGAGAAATATTAGATTCATAAGATTCTTGTAATATTTTTTCCATTATTTCATCATCTTCTTTTTTTAAATCTTGTTCTTTTTGTAATTTACGTTTTTTATCATCTTCAATTGTTTGTAAAGATTTTTCTTGTATTTCACTTAAAATTTCTTCTTCTGTTTTATGATAATCTACTAAAGATGCTTGTAATGCTATTGTTAAGTCATCATCATTATTCATATGTTCAGGATTTAACTGATGAATGTTTTCTAATTCATCTTCTGGTTCATCAGTTTCATCTTCTTCTTCATCGTCAGTAATAGTTTCAATATCACGTTCAAAATCAAGATTATCAGTATCTTCGTTAGTATCTTCACTAGTTATGTCATTGTTAGTTGATAATGATGATGACCCTGATGATTCTGACATATGATTACTTATTTCTTCAATAGATTCTTGAATTGCTCTAAGTAATTCGTCATCTTCTTCTTCATTATGAAAAGACATTTTAAACTTATAAATAAATTATTATTTAAATTATTTTAATTATTTAAAATCAATTTTTTTATAAGTATTATTATTATTTTTTTATAATTCTTTTTTTATTATAATTATTTTTTATAATTCTTTTTTATTATAATTATTATTTTATTATTTTAATAAATCTATTTATAATTATTATTTTTTTTTTATCAAGAATAAAATATAATTATATATTAATAATTAACTAACTTAATAATAGTATTAACTAGTATTATAAATTTATAATTAATTTTTTATAATAATCTCAATTGAATTACATAAAAATGGTGTTTAAAGATTGGATTTTACCTATATTAATAGGATGTATTGCGTCATTTATTTTAATATCTATTTTATACAACAATAATAATAGCCAAATTAATTCTCTAAATAATACCAACTATTTAAACCAAAATTTTGCTAATATTGGAGCATTAATTCAACTACAAAATTTTCACAATAGTAATAAACCCTGGGTTCCATTAGAAAATAATTGTGTTGTTTCTAATGAATTAAATAATAATAATGTTAATACTAATAATAATAGTAATAATAGTAATAATAATAGTAATACAACTGCTACTAATAAACAATATGGTATGAAAATAACTACCACAAATTCGCCTGTTTATTCTGGAGAAACTACTAATAAACCACTTTATAATTATTATCCACAAATATCATTAACTACTGAATAAATAAAATGATGAAACTAAATAACATTTTGAAATGATTAAATTAAATAATAAAAATAAAATATATAATTAATATAATAAAAAAAAATGAATTTATGTAAATATAAAAATATTTTTGGAGAAATTGGAACAGGTGCTCATAGTATTCGTATTTTTAATATTGCTATTGTTGATGTAATATTAACTATTTTAGGTGGTATTTTAATACAAACTATATTATTACAATGTTTTCATATTTATATTGAATTAACTATTGTATTAGTATCATTATTTATTCTAGGTATTATTTTACATCGTATGTTTTGTGTAAGAACAACTGTTGATAAATTATTATTTAAAAAATAAAAATTATAATTAAAAAAATGTTTCATTCTTTAATTTATTTCTATATGGTTATGATTAATTATTATATTTTTTTTGTATTTTATCACTTATAATTTTACCTTTATCAAATGTAATTACTCTATCCATACCTTTGGTCATATCATTATCGTGTGTAATGACAATAACTGCTTTCTTTTTTGCTATAATATCAATCATTTTTTTTATTTGTGCTTTGCTTTGTGGGTCGAGGGCACTGGTGGGTTCATCGGCAATAATTAAGTTTGCGTTTTGCATTGCTGCTCTTAAAAACCATATTGTTCCTTTTTGTCCTCCACTAAAATTTTGCCCTCCTTTACCAACTTTTTCATCCATACGTTTTCTAAATATCTCTTCTAATTCTATAAATCCATTTTCTTTCATAAATTTTAATATATGTTCTGCTGTTATTTCTGGTGGTAAGCCATAAGTTAAATTTTCCCTTAATGTTCTATTGAATAATTTAGGATGTTGAGGAATATAAATAATAGTTTGTCTTAAATTATCAACATCAATTTCAGTTATAGGAACTTCATTAATGTAAATATTACCACCTTGAAACGATTGTAAAGATACTAATAATTTCATACACGATGATTTACCACTACCAATACCACCCATAATGGCTATTTTTTCAAATTTTTTAATTCGTAAATTTAATTTATTAAATAATTGTTCTTTCGCATTATCGTGTGTATAATCAACATCTTTAAATCTAATATCTAAACCTTGTTCTGGATGTGGTATTGTTTTAGTTTTATTTATACTATTTGGTTTTGGTAATTCATCTATAAAACTATCAATTAATTCAATATGTGTTTTAGTATTCATAAAATCTTTGGCTGATGAATAAAGAGTTATGAGAGAACCTAAAATAGTATAGTTAATAATAAATACACTAACAAGATTATTTACTTTTATCTTACCATTTAAAAATAAACTATATGCTACATAATTAAGAGATAAGAATAAAAATATATTTACTATAGAAAAGTATATTTTAAATTTACGATTGCATAAACCTGAATTTCTTTGTTCATTTTTAGTATCTTCATTAATATCATAAAGGCGTTTCTTTTCATCAGGTATTTTTTTACTGGTATAAATAGATAATAAATTTTGTAAAGCATCATCTATTTCTTCGTGGCAACTATCATATTTTTCTTCTACACTCTTAATATTATGATTACAACTGTTAAAATAAAGGCGAGACATTAAAAATACAACTGCTACACATCCTAAATAAATAAATCCTAAAGAAAAATGGTTTTGATAAAGATATACGAAATTAGATATAATCAGAATACTATTGGTTAATACAAAACTTTGTATTTGATTAGATACATCATCTAAAATCCAAGGTAATTTTATTAATTTTGTAAGAATATCTCCTATTTGTAATTCTTTATAATTTTGATTATAACGGTCTACAATTAAATCAAAGAAAAATTGTCTAACATAGGCGTGAAATTTAGGCCATATATAATTATCTATATATGAAATAGCAATATGAAATACTTGTATTATACACCATATTCCTAATAATATAGCAAATAAATATTTAGATTTTTTTAAATTAGCATCTTTTAAACTACTTATGACTTCTCCATAATAATGCGGAACCGCAATATTTTGTAATGGTAATGATATAAATGTTATTAAATAGACAGTATACCATTTCCAATTTTCTTTAACAAATGTAGTATATAATTCATATAAAACTGTCATTTGTTAAATTATTAATGTTAAATTAATAATGATAGTTAGAGTTTATTTTATTTATTTATTTAATTTTAATTTAGATTTTAATTAATATAGTTTAATTTAGATTTTATATTTTTTAATTAGATTTTATATTTTGAATTTAAATTTATTATTGATATATTGTATTTTTATTATTGATATATAGAAAGTTAAACTATAGTTTATAATTGAATTTAAAAAGGTAAAAATAATTGAATTTATAAAAAATTTATATTATTTAAAATTTATAAATGAAATTATAAATAATAAAATAATATAAGGTTTATTTGAAATATTTAGTTGCTGTAAGCGA